GTTATACTTCCTGCTGGAATTACAAATTCTTCAGTAAGTGCTGTAACTTCTTTTGCTAATGCTAGTGGTGGAACATTAATATTATTATCTACACAGACAGCTAGTTCATCTGCCAATATATCATTTACTACTGGTTTGGATAGCACTTATGATGAATATATTTTTAAGTTTATAGACATTAATCCAGCGACAGATTCTGCAGAATTTGAATTTAATATGAGTACAGATAGTGGTAGTAATTATAATGTTACAAAGACAACTACATATTTTCAAGCACTTGTAGGAGAAAATGGTGCTGATGCAACACTTGAATATAGAACTGCACAAGACTTAGCACAAAGCACATCTTTTCAAACTTTATTTTTAGACTTAGGTAATGGTGCTGATGAGTCTTTAGCTGGAACTTTAACTTTATACAATCCATCTTCTACTACTTATGTTAAGCATTTTATTTATACAAGTAATGGTTATAATGGTGGAAATTATACAGCAAATACTTTTGTTGCTGGTTACGCAAATACCACTTCAGCTGTTAACGCAATCAGATTTCAAATGAATTCTGGTAACTTAACTGCAGGAACAATTAAACTATACGGAGTGAAAAAATCATAATGGGTACAATAACAAGATCATTCGCAAACAACATAACTACAAGTGGTGTTCTATTACCAGCTTCATTGAATAATAATTCTATTGCCAATGTAACTGCTTACAATGCTGCGATTGCTACTGGTGGTATGAAATTATTAAGCACTCAGACAGCAAGTAACTCAGCTTCACTTTCATTTACTACTGGTATTGATTCTACTTATAAAGAGTATCAATTTTGGTTTATTGATATTGTAGGAAGAACTCAAAGAGCAAGTTTAGAATTTAATTTATCTACTGATGCTGGAAGTAATTACAATGTAGCAAAAACAACTACTTCATTCATTACTTATAATAACGAAGCTGGTAATGATACATCTTTATCATATCAAACAAATTTTGATTTAGCACAAGGAACTGGCAATCAAAACTTAGCATTTAATATAGCAAATACTGGGCAAGGTTCTGCGTCTGGTTCAATGTCTTTATTTAATCCTGCTTCAACTACATACGTTAAACATTTTATTTCTACTGGAAGTCAAAAATGGATAACATCAGATCTTACAGAATTTTACACAGGTGGAAGTTATTCAGCAGGATATGGTAATACTACTTCTGCTGTAAATGCTGTAAGATTCCAAATGAGTTCAGGCAATATGGACGGAACAATACTTATGTATGGTATCGTATAACTTGACTAAATAACTAACAATAACTATAAGGATAATATGGCAGAACATAAATTAGTAGATGGAGTTCAAATAGAACTTACAGCACAAGAAATCGCACAAAGACAAGCTGAAGCAACTGCTTGGGCTAATGGTGCTTTTGATAGAGCAATCGCTGGACTAAGACAAAGAAGAAATGCTTTAATAGCTTCTTCTGACTGGACAGTATTATCTGACAGTCCATTATCTGAAACTGAAAAAACTGCTTGGTTAGAATACAGACAAGATTTAAGAGATATTACTGAAGGTGTAAATACAGTTGCTAAAGTTAATGCAGTTGTATTCCCTGATAAGCCGTAATGATTTGGTTTCTTTCAGGAACTATCTTAGGAATATTTTTAGGTTGGAAATACGAGTTAGCAATTAACGACTTCATAGAGTCAATTAAAATACATTTAAACATCAAGTAGTCTTGAACTTCGTATGTTGCAACATTATATGTTGGCAATAACAAACGGAGATAACAATGCTAAACTATTCAGACTTTAAGAACTATTGGACTAAGTTCTACGCAGATGCTTTTGAAGATGCTAAAACATTTTGGAAAGACTATGCTAAGAACCTAGAACAGTTCTACAAAAAATAACTTTATTAAAACACAATAGTTTGATATTAGTGCATAAAATTTAATGTGCATTTTCAAACTTTGGATTGGTGGGTGTGTCTTGCTAAAGTCTTGCAAATGCGAAAAAGTCAATGGCAAGAACACAAAACGAACAATTAATAGCTTTTAAAGGGCATATCACAGGAATTAAAAGAGAAATAAGAATACTCAGTACATCAATGTATAAATTAGAGAAAAAGGTAGAAAACCTTTACTGGTCTATACTTGTTGCTACTGGAAGTTTAGCTTTAGCTTTAATAACAATATTTCTTGCTAAATAAAACGAATACAACTAATAGGTAGTCTATGGACACTAGAAGGATTCTGATTATTTCAGATTTGCACCTACCATATCATAGAGAAGATTCTTTTGATTTTTTAAAAGAGTTAAAAAAACAATATAAGCCAACATTCGTAATGTCTATAGGTGATTTATTGGACCACCACGCTTTATCATTCCACGATTCAAACCCTGATTTATTTTCTGCTGGACACGAATTAGCTAAAGCAAAAGATTATGTAAAAGAATTAGAATCAATATTTCCTGAATTAATTGAAATAGATTCTAACCATTCATCAATGGTTTATAGACGAGCATTAAAACATGGTATGCCTAGAGCTTACTTAAAAGAATACGGAGAATTTTTAGGAACTAAAAAATGGAAGTGGATTGATGATTTAACAGTCACCTTACCTAATAAACAAAGGTGCTTATTCACTCACGGAAGATCTGCTGATGTTTTAAAAGTTTCTCAAACCAATGGAATGAATTGTGTTCAAGGACATTTTCATACTAAATTTAAAATTGAATACTGGGCAAATCCAGATAACTTATTTTGGGGTATGCAAGTTGGTTGTTTAATAGATCAAAAATCTTTAGCTTTTGAATATGCTAAGAATTTTAAAACTAGATTTATAATTGGAACTGGTTTAATAATAGATTCACAACCGAAGTTAGCACCCTGTGTTTTAAATAGAGATGGCAAATGGATAGGCAAATTAGTTTAAAAGAATTACTATTTTCTGAGACTGCAACAAGACTTGGAATAGATAACACTCCAACAGATCAAGTTTTAATAAATCTACAAACATTAATCTACGAAGTTATTGAACCAATCATAAATCAATTTGGCGATATAAAAATTACTTCTGGTTATCGTTCTCCAGAACTTTGCAAAGCAATAGGAAGTTCTACAACATCACAACACACTCTTGGTCAAGCTGTTGATTGCGAAGTTATAGGAGTACCTAATAAAGAACTAGCTGACTGGGTAGTTAAAAATTTAACTTACGATCAAGTAATTTTAGAATTTTGGAAACCCGAAGAAATAAACTCTGGTTGGGTTCATATCTCTTATAACAAAGGTAATAATCGTAAAATGTATTTAAGAGCTTACAAAGCTAATGGAAGAACGGTTTATGAAGTCTTATAAAAAACAAGTTGGTGGAAACCACTATAAAAAATACCAGATACAACCAATAGAATTTATAGTTAAAAATAATATTGGCTTTGTGGAAGGAAATATATTAAAGTATATTTTAAGGTTTAAAGACAAGGGTGGTGTTCAAGACTTATTAAAAGCCAAACACTATATAGAATTGCTGATAGATTCTACTAAAAGCAAATAATATCGTTTAAACTGATTTAGACGCATTTTTAAGCATATTGGCTTAAATATGAGTATAACCTCATAAAAACCCTAAATATTAAAAAAAAGGGGTATTTTGATGGTTTAAACACTATAAAAGGAACATTTAGAGAACACTATGCAGATAATTAAAATAGACACAGATTTTACACCAGAAACACACGATTTAACAGAAACATCTCAACAATCTTCTGCAATCATAACTGGTTCAGGAATAGTAAGAATAGCAGTTAGAGGAACACACGCACATATTAAAATAGGTTATAACCCAACAGCGACAGAAGAATCTATACTTATGCCACAAGATACTGTGGAATATTTTGAAATAAGATCAGGGCAACAAGTTGCATTTATTAAACACGGAGACGGAAATGGCGAAATTAATTTCTGTGCAATAGACTAATATGCTACCAGCTTTAAGTGCTTTTGCACCACTCCTTACAACAATATTTAAAACAGTTGATAAAGCTATTCCTGATAAAGATTTAGCTGAAAAATTAAAAGCTGAAATGAATATGCAATTAATGCAATCTGGCACAGAAGAAATGAAAGCATCTGCAAAAATTATTGAAGCTGAAGCAAAAAGTAATTGGTATGTTTCTGGGTGGCGACCAACTCTTATGTACTTACTTATTTTAATTGTGGCTTGGAATTATATTCTTAGTCCAATTTTATTTCTCGTTCTTAAAATTAAAACACAAGTAGAACTTCCTTCTGATGTTTGGACATTACTCACAGTAGGTTTGGGTGGCTATACTATCGGAAGATCTGGAGAATCTATTGCTAGAAGTTTAGC